CATTTCCCAAGTTTCTAATACGCCGCCGTTGGCCTGTTGATTAGCATAAGCACCGTTAGCACCGTCAAGAACTTCAAGACGTGTAGTAAACTTATAATCACCACCTGCAGCAGCACTGGCTTGTTCAAAGAAGTCCAACTGACGTTGTAATTGAGCTGCAATAGCTGTTGTAACTGTGCCGCTTGCATCATCACGCAAGTTAACAGTAATATCTTCCCAGCTGTGCTTACCGGCCAATTTAATCTTTGAGTTATATACATCAATAGTAATATCTTCAAAGCTCACGCTTGGTCGAGTAAAATCCATAACTTGTTTAGTCATTTCCAAAACTAAACCGCCGCCAGGACCGAAATTAGTAAAAGTTACGCGGAAGCGATATTTCAGCTTCGGCATTAAAAGGCCTTGAGTTAAACTATCTCCAGGCAATGGAACAGTCATTTTTGAAAGTGATCCGACAGCCATATTATTCTCCTATATGCAATTATTTATGATATCTCTGACCAAAAAAATAGGGGGTTTGACCCCCTATTTTCTATTACTAAATGCTTATACTGACAATGGAGCACCACCAGAAGCAATAGCACCTGTATTCATAATACGAACTGGAATATAGATGAATTCAACTGCTTTAACTGGCTCAATTGCAATATCAACCCACAGCTCGTTATTATCAATACGTGCTGGTGTGTTGTTTGAGCTATCGCAAACTACCAAGTAGTCATACAATCCACGTTTAGCAACAAGGTCAATCATCATACTTGTAACATCGTTAGTGATCTGATTACGTGTTGTTTGATCGTTTGGTTCAAATACATAATTCTTACCAATTGTAATCAAACGAGCACGGATATAAGCAACTAAACGAGCTACGTTGATACGATCCAATGCACTTGTTACAGCACTAATTGTCTTGTTACCGTAGTTAGTAATACCAGTACCTGGAATATAAGTGATTGGATTAATGTTGTTTGTATACAATATATCACGCACAACCTGACCTGTTGCTGTTGTTACGAATGCACCTGTTTGTGCATTAACATAACCAATTGCTGTAGCATTGTCAACCAGACCACGACGTGTACCAGCTGGTGCTAACCATGGATATGCAATTTCGTCGCTACGGATGATTGTACGCAACATCATATGGCTTGGTGGTTGTACAACAATAGTGCCGCTTAGATCTGTTGTTTGGCAGCTTGGATAGAATACACCAGTATATGGATCAGAGATTGTCAAGCCATCTGCTGCATAATTGCCTAGGCCGTTAGCATCTGTTACCCAATCAGCGATGCTTGCTGAATCAGGTCCCATACGCAATGGAGTATCGCCAACTACAAATGCTGTATTGCTGCGTTCGTTGTTTAATGCAATCATGTTGGGAATCAGTTCTGGATACTGAGGGCAAGCAATTAAGTTGAATACGTTTTGTTCTTCACGTAATACTTGCTGAGTATCAATCGCTGATTTTAGTGCTGCAACAATTAAACTACGTTGTGCAAAACGTCCCATGTATGGAGCACCGTCGGCACGTTTGCCACTTGCAGTTACCCAAGCATTAGTTTGTAATTCAGCCCAATATGTAGTATTTGTTGGTATGTGTCCTGCCGCAGTTGAGCCGATGTAAACATAGATAACTCCGTTGTACAATACTGTTTCATTTGCAGAATAAGTTGTTGTAGGATCGTAGTAAGGAACTGAAAACGTTGCAGCGTTGAAATAACCTGCTTGGAATTCCTTAACGTTATATCCAGAACGACGTGTATTCCATAATAGTGTACCGTCGGCGTATAGATCTGGACTTGGTGCATCAAGATCTAAATAGTTACTAATCAACAAACTTTGAATAGTTGGATAGTTATCTGCAATTGGGTCTGTTGTGCCATTGGGTGCCCAACGTGCATCTTCGAAAATAACACCATTTATTGTTGTGTGGTCTGTATTATCAATTGCAACCCACTGATCAACACCATTGACATTTTCCCAACGGTTAATCACCGGATATAATTCTAAATCGCTCGAATCAATCCATAAATCGCCATAAGCCAATGTTCCACCGGTACTTTGTGTTATCGGAGCTGTCACACTAATTTGTGGTCCGTTAGCATCTGTTAATGTTAAATTATAACCGCGCACATCTGGGTTAACTGTACGGTAACCAGACCATGCTCCATTGTTTTGAATCATGATGTCGACTTGGTTAACAGCCGAATAGTACCATGGAGTTCCGCTTGCTGGATTTTGATCAGGTGCTATTGGGCTAGCAATGTAGCTTAATTGGACCCAATTTGATAATAACAATCCACCTGTTGCACTTGTAGAAGTAGGAACAGCACGTACCTGTTCAAGGGCTGTTGTAAATCCAGCTGCTGCCAGCGGATTTCCGGAACCATCAACCAGACTAATTACTCCACCTAGGCTTTGTGTAAACACAATAGCACCGTTAGGAGCTACACTTGCACTCACATTGGGAATGTTAGCAGCCGAAACAGCAGCTACAAAATCAGCCGGTGTACCAGTGCCACCAATGGTTACTGTAACAGGGCTAGTAAGACTTGTGCTATTTGCTTGACTTGTTGCAATAGTAAATGCATTACCGGAAGCAAATGTTGGATCTGCTGTAGCACCAGTAACGATTGTAGAACCTGTTGCTAAACGTTCTAATATAGTTAATGTAGCAGTATTATTAAAATATGGTGACACATACTGTGGAGAAGAATTATATTCTGCGTATAATGTTCCTACAGCAATACTTTTGCCGCCACCGGCTGGATCTAAATCAGCATTGGCACTTTGGTCATCTGAATAAAGTGGTACTATGCTAGTAATCCAAGTAGCAAGAGAACTGTTATAAACCTTAACAATAATTTCAGAACCTTGATTAGGAACAGTTGTTTGAATCCAAACAGACCCAGTAGGAGCTGGCTGTGAATCAGTTGTTCTCCAACGTGGAACCGTGTAGTTAGGTGTTTGATCTAATTGCGGAGTTTGATATGTTTGTACTGTAACACCCAATGTAGTTGCTAAGCCGGCAGTTGTTGATGCACCAATTACTACTTCGCCTGTATGAGTATTAGCTGCTTCAGAAGCAGTAATAACAAGACGGTTGCTTGAATCTGCAGAAGCAATAATACCAGCAATTGAGTGTCCATTGATAACACCTACTAAACCAGCTAATGTATTATTTGGGCTTGCAGGTACAGCACAGTTAGTTCCGTTGATTTCAAGAACATCGCTTGCAGTCAGGGCCTGGCCGGTAATAGTATTTGTACCTTGTACAGTTGGCCATGATTCTTTCCAAAGATCAGAACCAACTAATACCCAACTGTTGCTAGAATTTTTATAATATATAGGATTATTAGCATTAGTTGCAACAACAGCATAATTTCCGATTGAACCAACACTGGCTGCTGGTGCACTACCGGTTAATTCAGTTGTGCTAGTAATAACAATAGGAGTTTGCACAGTAAATGCACTTGTAGTTTGATTCCACTCAGAAATCCCCCACATACTTTCTGAAGTGTCTAACCAGTATGTACCGTTGTTAGGTACTCCGGTTGGGCGAACCAAAGTAGCAGTTAATGTGCTTAGATCGATATTAGCACGTTGTACATAAGCACGATTACTAATTCCTAAAACTGAATTAGCAGCTAGTAGACCGTATTCGTTTAGTTCGTATCCGTTGATAGCTGCGCCGTCGGATGTTTTGTAGAAAAATGGATTGCCGAATGTAGCAGCTAAATCACGTTGGCTTGTGATTAAATAAACTGTGTCTGCATTGGCAGCAATAGTACCTGGAGCTACACCTGTACCAGTACCGGAAATTTTATTCTGTGCTGTAGCAATAAGAATAAACGGCACCGAATTGGTAGCTGCAGGAAGATAATTTGATTGGTCGATAACGGTGACTTCTACGCCGGGTGATACTAGTGTCATAAGGAAAGTCCTTTTAAATTGGTTAATGATATTTATTGATTTAATCAAAAACCACTCCGTTATAGGTACCTTAATTAAGGTTCGTATCGCTAAATACCGCTATGCGTCCTTTATGTCAAGTTTGTGGTAGAAATTTTTCAGCAATTAATGGTTATCACCATGGAAAAATCTATTATAGATCCAAATGTAATAACTGTATTCGCCGAGGGAAAAAAATAAAACCAGCTAAACCAAGATGGTTGTTAGCTGGTTATAAAAAGAAAGCCACATGCGATCGATGTGGCTTCAAGTCAAAACATCACTCGCAACTATTAGTATATCATATCGATGGTAACCAAAATAATTGTGATATTTTAAACTTAAAAACTATATGCTTAAACTGCATTGCTGAAGTAAAATACTTAGAACTACCGTGGCGTCCGGGAGATATCAGTCCCGATTTTTAACTACGTAATCAACTTGACGATATAACTCATCCATAGTTCCGTGATTGTTTAAAGGTATATCAATTTCTCTGCCTACCAGTGCCCATTCGCTAAAGTGTACTTCAGGGTATTTTTCCTTCATAAATGCAGACCCATTGGTGTTATCCGACAACGCAGATTGAAACCATTCAGGAATTGGTCCTCTCTGTGTTCTGAGCATGATCCCTCCTGAATTTTTAATAGCATCAAGCTCATTGGGAAAACGTACATCGCTAATTACTACATTATCATTAATTTGTCGTAGTTTATTTTCAACACTAGCAATCCAGATATCGTCGTGAAATCCGTGTCTACAAACTTCAGTGCCCCAGTACTGTAAGACCCACCGAGGAGTTAACTGCGGCATGTTTAAGCGAGCTGCCCACCAGGGATCTACTTGCTCTCGCCATTCTCTTGATGCTTTAGTACGACCTTCTAGCATGGTACGATCCCATCCAAATACTGCGGCTACAGCATCTTTAAGAGTTCCTGCAAAACTTTCACGTCTAAATTCATGTACATTAACTAAATAGTCTGCTACAGTATCTTTGCCAGACCCAATAAATCCACAAATTCCAATAATCATGATAGTTCTTTAATTCCAAAGTGTCTAAGTGTTGCTTGTACCAGATCGATTTGCTTACGGCAATCCTCTAGTGCATGGTGTGTTGTCGGCGGCTTTGGACGGTCGGGCCAAATGCTGCATAATGTACGGCTATCACGCACCTTGAAGTATTGCCAAGGGATCGGCTTTCCATAACTTTTATAAGCGTGTTCTAGAATAGTACAGTCAAATGTAGGTCCTTGACACCATAAAAAATTACTGGTCCAAATAAGTTTACCCACCTCATCTAATGCCTGATCTAAAGGAATACGTCCATCCTCTGCAAATGCTTCTTCTCTAGCTACTGCAGGTTGAGTGGCCCACCAGTTTAATGTGCCTTCGTCAATGGTGCGTTCTTCTTGACTTTCTAAGGAAATTCTAGCGTAGTAATGTTGTGGATAGTATCCTGTGCTGAAAGGATCAAAAGATTGGGCAGCAACAGTTAGAATAGTAGCAGCAGGCGCCACTCCAATGGTTTCCAGGTCGATCATACAATCCATTTTTTTTTACTCAATTTAATAAATAATACAATAAGGAAAAACTTATGTTTATTGAAAACAAATATACTAAATGCTATTATAACATCATACATCGAGCACAGTCAAGGATTTTGAATCCATCAATTTATGTCGAAAAACATCATATTATACCCCGGAGCTTAGGCGGGGAAACGATAGCATTAATCTAATTAAACTGACAGGTAGAGAACATTTTATATGTCATTTACTCTTACCTAAAATGACTATCGGATCAGATAGAAGAAAAATGATCTATGCAATATGGATGATGTGTCGGGCTCACCGTTCTCGTCGATCTATATACAAAGTAACAGCAAGAACATATAATTCGATTAAAGAAGTCATGCGTAATAATCGAACAGCCGATGATTTTACCCCAGAATGGAAGGCAAAAATATCGGCCGCAAAGAAAGGTGGAAAAACTTGGAATAAAGGGCGGGCGGTTCCTGAAGAACAAAAATCCAGGCAATCTGCTACTAGGAAGAGCAAAACTGGGACTCCAGGATTTAATACAAGGCCGGCTTGTAGACCCGAAAAAGCCAAAGCGATCAGTGTTGCACTTACCGGCAAAAAATGGATTTATAACCCAAATACCCCAGCTGATCGGAAATACCTAGACCCTGACAAGTGTTTACATTATCTTTCGTTGGGATGGAAATTTGGTTTTGGAACACGACCGACTGTTGTCAAGAAAGAATGTACACATTGTAATAGATTTCTTGACCCAGGCAACTATCAGCTACACCACGGTGATAAATGTAGGTCAAGACATCTAGTTGAAGTTAGCCGAAATCAATCTATTATTGCAACATTCATAAAAGTTTTGAACCAATTCGCTAACGATATCGGTTCCGGATGAAAACCATCTTTGCTTATTTGGTTTAATTCTAAACTGTATTCATACGGTGCTACGTTAACAAACTTGGTCCAATCAACTAAAGAATTAAGGGGATTTGTTCTTACAATCTGACCACAACTTCTATTAATAGATCTGTCCGAATAATCAGCATCAATATCATAAATGAAACTCATTTGATATGGCATGTCTATTGATTGTAAGAAACCTTGTGTTTGTATTATGCTTTGCAAAGACAATGTTGTTAGATAATTTTCAGTCGATGAAACATATTGTTTATCAAACCAATTACGCAAAATTGTCGGACAGGGGTACGACATGCCAGACATGCCAAAACCACCGCTATGATACCAAATTACATCGTCTAATGGCATAAAAAACTTGTATAGATGTATTCCATCTTTGTCTTTGCTAAACGTATCATGCAGATCTTTTCCAATAGGAAAATCGAGCCTATGTACACCAGACCATACTACTATAACTTTACTATATTGATTTTGGCTACATTCGTGCAAAACTCTAGCAGCAATACTTTGATTGCCGGCACCATTTGATCCTTTAAGGATATTCCTATTAGGGTTGATTGTAAATTCTGTGGTTGTAGCTAAAGTTTCTACAAAGCTACAACCAACTATTAATGCAGGTAAATCCAAATTGATTAGCCTATGATCACGGTTAAAGGTTGAGATCCGTCGACATACAACTTTAAGTCTTCGATACATTTATCCATCATAGCTTGTCCTTCGCTCTTCATAGCTGTACCATTTAGGGTGCTGCCGCCTTGTGGTCCTGCCAGAGTGGAAAACTTTTCACGAGCTTCACCGATAATATACTTACTAGCACCAACCATGTAGTCTTTGATCCATTGACTGATTTGGAAATCACTTAATAGCATGATTTCAGGTTTTAAGTTGTATGTCCACAGCAGTACAACTTCTCCTGTACCTTTTGGATCACGGATTAGCTGTAGCTTTTTAGTAACCGGATTGAATGTATAGTTGATAAATCCGCCGAACATGCGTGCAGCTAAATCAACATACTGTTGATAAAAATCGTATGTGGCTAGGCCGCCCTGATAGTTAAAGTTTAACAGATAGACGTTTAAAGTAGCTGCACCAAACGGATCAAATGCATATGTGCCAGAGCCGGTGCTAAGGCCAATTGTTTTTCTAAAGATTTGACGTACATTTACTACTTCCTGAGGTAGTGTATACTCGTTAACATCATTTAACAACTGCATAAAGCTGTAGCTTTCTTCGTAGGCATTTTGACTACGCTGACGATAAACACCGATTGCTCGTTGATAAGCAGCTTCGAAATGTGCAGGGTCCATTTCGACGTCAATGATTCCGCTACCTAACTGTAGCTGTACATATTCGATAAGTTGTTTTTTTAGTGGATCTAATGTTTGGTCTGCCATATGGAGCTCCTGATTCATTATTTATTATTATTTTTTTAGTATCGGGTGTATGATTCGATACTTGTGGGTTTCAGGACAAAACTTGCATTGTGGTATAACATTGTCTAAATCTCTGAAAAATTCTTCGTGGTATTCATCAAAATTTTCCAATGTTAAAGGACGATAGCTGTTTAATAAAACTCTATCTTTGTCGGAAATGTCTAAATCAAACTGCTCATCGAATTCAGGAAACAATGCTACAGGACCGCATTTATATAATTTTCCGTGTATGAAATGATAATTTTTATTTTGTACAAATGTGCAGGCAGAATGTGCTATATTAGGATCACTATTGTGTAAGGTATTCCGACCGTTTTTGTTAATTAGTGCACCGGTAGTAAACTCGTTCTGTATATAAAAATCTATTCTTACACGATTAGCATCGGTAAAACTGTAATCAGACCCAAATTCTGTGTTTCCGCGACCAACTGTTTTTGTTATAGGCGCTTGAAGAAATTTTTCTACCTCGGCTATGATTAGATCTATTTCATTGATATTGTGTATACTTACACCTATCCAGGATCTGACTTTTCTGATATCACGAACAGTATCGTAAAGACCACGAACTGAATTTAATCTGGTACCGTTGGTCAATATTTGTACTGATCCCGAATCAAACCCTTCCATACCTTTGATCCAGTTTACTAAAGTAGGATTTAATAAAGGTTCGCCGCCGAGTATAACAATCTGTTTTATTTTAATTAATTCTGCCCAGCGAGCGTATATGTCTGCGTAGTCGTCCCAAGACTGCCACCCACGAAAATTGTAATTGTTAAATCTATTACAATTATCGCAGGTTAGATTACAAACATTGGTAATGTAGAATTCGACTTTGTCAAGATGTATAGGCACGAAATATTTAGTAGGTTTTTAGGATCACCAAGTTATCATTACCACGTCCGTTAAACTTGACTTCAGTGGCCTTGATATCTTTAAATGCTTTACGTGCTGCTGGTTTGCCTACACTGGTAATAGATTTGATCTGTTCTAGAGGCTTACGTAAGGTTTTTTGTACGGTAGTCGCAGGATCAAATCCAACAATGCTAGATCCTTTGATAGAGAATGATCCTAAGTGTGAATCAGCTACGACGTGAATCAATTTACGTTTAGCAGAATCGTAAAGCCATGCTTCGCTGGCATTGACCAATTTGGTAGCAGGTTCGCTTTTAAGTTTAAGTTCTTCAAATTCTTTAAGATACTTGAATTTGGCTGCTACTTTTTCTGCAGGCACAGCTTTCTTGGCACGTGGTTTGCGTTCTACTTTCTTAATCTGTACATAGGTGTTACAATCGGCAATAACCTGTTCAGCAAACTTGATAAAGTTGCGTATTTGCAGTTTTCCAAAATGTCCGTACCCTTCCGCTAACTGCCCGTCTTTGCCCTCGGCAACTTCTTTAAGTTCCAATAATCGACGTTCCCATACTTCTTTAACGTGTCCAATCATCTGCGGAGCAACATTCATACTACGCAATAGACTAACAGGTTTATAGTCCGAAGACATTTTGCCACCGGCTATGATCATTTCGTCAAACATGCCTTCTAACTCGCCTGCCGCTTCAATCATACGTTCACGTAGGCGATCTTGAATATTGGGTTTAGCTACTACTGCTTTTTCAGCTACTTCGACCACTTCAGCGATCGATTTAGCAGATTCAAGTTGATTGGCAATGGTTTCTTCGACTCGTGCCGATTCTTTTTCAGTTAAAATAAGTCCCAACAGGTTAGCACGGCAAATCCAACCAATGGTCATTAGTGTAGCTGCGTCCGAAGTTTTGGACAAGGTAGTGGCTTCCTTGCTACGACCATTACGATTCAGCCAATCTACAATGCAATCTTTAGCTTCTTTTTTACTGTAGTAATAGTTGTACCAATTAAACATACGTGTTAAGGCACTGATACGCTCGCTAGGATCGGGCTGATCTTTCCATTGTGGTTCAGGACCAGTGCCAGTATCCAAGGAACGAGGAGTCATGCTTTTAATTGGTTTTTGTGCTGTAGCCATTTGAGTTTTCCAGAAAACAAAATTATATAGCATTGTAGCATAGCTTTTGATACTGGTCAACCGCTTAGAAATACTACTAAATACATCACTATGCTGTTTATCGCCAACAAATACACCCGATGGTATTATGATATTGTAAATCACGCCAAAACACGAATTTTGGATGCTAATCAATATGTCGAAAAACATCACATTATTCCACGTAGTTTAGGTGGCAACAATTGTAAGATGTTTACTAAAATGTTAGGAGAATCAAAATGCCACGGCTGAGTATGTACCGTCCTAATCAGACGAATGACTATCGCTTCTTTGATCGTACAATACATGAACAATTCACTGTTGGCGGACTTGATATTTTTGTACACAAGTATTTAGGACCACAAGATCTTCAACTCAATGGTTCAAATCCCGATGTAACACAACCAGTTTATGATTCGACAAATCCTTTGTACATACAAGATTTGTTCTTGTTAGAAAACAGAGATCGGTCCTACGATCCTAATGTATATGTTATGCGTGGAGTATATCGCGCTCAAGATATCGATTTTGACCTAACACAGTTTGGCTTATTTCTAAACAACGATACATTATTCATAACATTCCATTATAATGATATGATTGATACATTCCAACGTAAGCTAATGAACGGCGATGTATTGGAAGTTCCTAACTTACGTGATTGGAATCCACTTAACGAAGCTATTCCCAAAGCCTTACCTAAGTATTATGTTATACAGGATGCAAGTTTTGCATCAGAAGGTTTTAGTCAAACTTGGTTGCCGCATTTATGGCGTGTTAAGGCTACTCCATTGGTTAATGCACAAGAATACTCACAGATATTAAATCAACCGTTTACTACAGAAAACATCTGGGATAACGGTAATCAATATCCTTCTGGCACTATTGTAAATGATGGTAATAATTATTATACCGCAGCACAAGATGTTCCTCCCGGAACAGATATAACTAATACTGCTTATTGGACTCCAACAACTCCTGCTACTGTAGGCGATGATGCCAGCACTCGCAATAAGGATCTTGCACTGAATGATGCCATACTTGGACAGGCCGATGTTGATGTACCTCTATCGGGATATGATACTGTAAAGTTTTATATCTTACCTACAAATCCCGACGGTACTCCTGCTGATCCTGCTAATACCACAGTTGACAGTACACATTACAATGCTGATCAAACTGGTGTGCTAGTGTCGGATGCTGCACAAACACCCGAAAGTGATGGATATACTTCGGGTTACTTAACTGGAGACGGTATAGCACCTAACGGATTATCAGTTACCACAGGTGTAGTGTTTCCTCCTAATGCAACAGAAGGACAGTACGTATTGCGGTTGGATTACTTTCCAAACAGACTATTTAGATACGACGGTGTTATGTGGACTAAAATTGAAGACGCTGTTAGAACCAATCTCAACAACGGCCCTGACAACAAAACTCAACGCTCGGTGTTTGTTAATAATACATACACAGTACCGACAACAGACTTAGGTAATATTCCAAGTCGTCAGAGTTTAAGTCAACTGCTCGAACCTAAAGCTGACAACGGTGACCAAGGTGGTAATTTCCCGCCTAACCCAAGACCACCAGGACAATAAATGCAACAATTTTTCTATGACGAACAGATACGTCGTTTTCTCTTGCAGTTTACACGTATGTTTAGTAATTTTTCAATTGAATACGGACGAGCTAACTCTACCGATGCTACGCTAATACGTGTACCAGTTCGTTACGGCGATGCCACACGTAATGCACAAACTATATTGCAAGAAAACTCTGCTAATAGCATGCCATCCACGCCACTAATAACATTCTATATTGGTGCATTAGATTATGATCGTCAACGTTTACAGGATCCTACCTTTGTAAATACAAGAAACGTTCGTCGGAGATATTATGACGCAGAAACAGAAACATACGAAACTGGACAAGGTAACGCTTTTACTATTCAACGATTGATGCCTGCTCCATATAAAATGACTCTTAATGTTGATATCTGGACCAGTAATACCAATCAAAAAATGCAGTTGTTTGAACAGATTGTAACATTATTCAATCCCAGTTTAGAAATACAAAGTAGCGACAGCTTCTTAGATTGGACCAGTTTGAGTGTTGTTGAGCTCGTTGGTGTTACATGGTCCAGTAGAAGTATACCTCAGGGTACTGAAAATCCCATAGATATTATGACTTTGAAGTTTGAACTACCCATCTGGATTTCAAGTCCTGCAATGGTTAAGAAGTTAGGAGTAGTGGAAAGAATCATCGCTTCAGTTTACGATGCCAACGGTGATGCAGCAGAAGCTTTACAAAACAGCGACTTACTATTAGGTACAAGACAAAAGTTCACACCATTTAACTATCAAGTATTGTTAGTTGGTAATAAATTACAAGCACTAAAATATAGTGCTGTTATCGACGAACCTAACGCTTCTGTTAAAACACCAAGTAATCCTCCCAGCAATGAATTTTGGCCTGCTATTATCGGCATGTACGGCGGCTTTAGACCAGGTATTAGTCAAATACGGTTGGATAATCAATGGGGACAAGATACAGAAGTAGTAGGTACTGTAGTTGTAGATCCTACTGACGAACGCTTTTTAATTTTTACAGCAGATCTAGATACATTACCACAGAATACATTGCCGCCTATAACAGCTATTATTGATCCGCAAATAAGTGGGCCTGGAACTGGACTTCCTGTAGCAACAGTTGGACAACGTTATCTAATACTAAACGATATCGGTAACTATGAATTATCGTATCCAACCGAAGCTTGGGGCGATTGTGTTGCTTACGCCAATGACATCATTGAGTTTGATGGTACCAGTTGGGTAGTGGCCTTTGATGCACAAACTGGTGTTAATTTACAATATGTTACTAACATTACAACTAATATTCAATATCTATGGACTGGGTCAGAAGATGGTAAAAAATGGGTTAAAAGTTATGAAGGCCTATATCCTGCTGGCGAATGGAGTCTAGTAATATGAACGCAGTAGGAGTTTGGTTCTATAGTTTTGATACGCAACGGTATTTGTACCTAATGCGAAACGATAGCAAATATCCTAATACTTGGGGGTTGCCGGGCGGCAAGGCCGAACCAGGAGAAACACTTATGCAGACTATTGAACGTGAGTGTCAGGAAGAATTAGGTAGTTTTCCAGAATACATTCGTCTAGTGCCATTGGAAAAATTTACCAGTAACGACGGCGAGTTTGCTTACCATACATTTTTTTGTTGTGTAGCTAAAGAATTCCAACCTACACTCAATGATGAACATTTAGGATATGCCTGGATAGATACTACTACTTGGCCAAAACCAATGCACCCTGGATTATGGAATACTATAAACTTCGATGTAGTAAAAGAAAAGATTGAAACTATTAAATCAGACGTTTATATGTCGCAATAAGAAATCCATGTACGGTAGTCCATACAACTAACATTAGTATTACTTCTCCAGATTTCTGGCATATTCGACGATACTCCAACTAAAATAAATTTGGTTGTATCATAAGCATTAAAAATTATGTTTATCTGATCAATCCAAGCAGTATTTCCATATGGGGTTTCGTTATTATAACCTAATAGAAAAATTTCTTCGTGACCATCAAATGCTGCCAAATATATCGGCAATACGATTTCGTCAAACTGCGGAGCATACGGAATCAAATAGAAATTACCAGGATATTTTAAACAATTTTTAGAATTAGTGAATACAATATTGTTATCAGAATATTGTTTTTCGTTTATCTTATTAAGATTGTCAGCGTCAAGAGCTGCAATAAAATCAAAAGTCATATTTTCCCAGAGACGACCGCAACTATAAGTTTGCAGTTTCTTTTTTCCAAGAAGTCCGCCTCGGTGTTTTTCTAAACGTTTATAATCAAATACTTCAAGATCTGTGTTACTTCCAATCACTGCCGCACGACCGGAGATATGATGATTTTCGATTGCATTAGGAATCCATTCTCTTTTTTGATCTTTAAGGGCCTGTGACCAATGGGATCTTGCTATTACAAATTCGCCATCGTAATCTTTGCGGTATTTGGCTTCCATTACATACGACCTACAATTATTTCTATTAGACCTTCGTCACTGCCGTCATAACTGGTTAATGCTTTACCAACAATACAACCAGGTTGCCAGTAATCTGGATCAATTGTGCATCCAAGTCCTAGCCCATTAGCAACAATGCAATCGCCTATGCTAACAGGTCCTTGTACTCGACAAAGTGCTCGTCCTACAAGTGCTACCTTAGTAACAAATTCGCCGGTTAATTCTGAGTTTAATACATAAGCAGAAGTTTCAGTTACTACTCCAACTACTCTATAGTCGTGATAATTGGTACCCGAAACAGTAACATCAGCAGGGCCGCCTGTTATTAAAAGTGTTCCAACTGGATAGTTGTCATCTGCTAAGTATTTTTCTGATAAATCTAACATTTATTTCTCCCGAGACTTAATATCGTCCTACTGCTACTTCAATAATTTGAATACTGTTATCATTAATAGATTCTAAACTTTTACCAATTATACAGCCAGGTTCATAATGATTCATATCAAGTTTTCCTGCAACTCCGCCAGCAAAATTAATTAATCGATCACCTTTTTTAACTGGTCCTTTTACTAAACACGGAACACGACCTGTTAATGCTACTGCTACGCTAGTTGGATTAGTTAGTCCCGAATTCATTAAGTAACTAGGATTAGTCGATATAATACCAGCTACAGCGGGATCGTGGCTATTGTTGCTTATTGTTACTTCTGCATCACCGCCAAATACTACAACCGTTCCTGGCGGGTATGTATGGTCTGATTCGTACATTTCTGCCAAGTCAGCATATTGAGCTGATGTAGCTTTGGCAAATACTGTGTTGAAATATGTTGTTGAGCTACCAATATTACCTACACCGTTAGCGTTACTATTAGTGATATTTCCTGTTTGTATACCGGTTGTAGTAAATGTTGCTACAGCAGCGGTTCCTGCTACACCTACTGTGACGTTACCGCTAGCTGCAACCGATACGTTACTTGTACCGTTAGTAATACTTGTGCCACCACCAGCGCTGATACCAGTTAACTGGCTACCGTTACCAAAAATGTAGTTGCCAGTAATGTTTCCAGCAGCACTTACAGAACCAGTTGCAGAAATTGTGCCGGATATCACTACACCAGTTGAACTTACAGTTAATACACCGGCTGTACCACCTGAACTAACAGTAACGTTTCCGTTTGTAGTGACTGATACGTTACTGTTTCCAGATTTTAATGAGCTTGAACCGTTGCTTTGTACAAATGTTAAACTGGTTGTACCTACTGTAATAGGATCATCTGTGGTCAATTCCCAAACTGTATCTGCATAGGTTGTACCTTGGCTGACCATAACCAACATACCGCCTAGTATCTGTCCAGTCGAACTGGCATCTACTGTTCTAACCCAAGTACCAGTAGATCCTGCACCCACGGTTTGCACATAGTAGATACCGTTTTGACTGCCAGTAGATTGTCCAGCAACTAGTACTCGATCGTTAACCGAAAGCGTCACGCCGTCTACAACGTTCGGAGCACCGCCTGCTAGTGTTACGTTTGTCAACGAAACTACTCGAACAGCCTGTTTATAGTCAATGTTCGATATTTGCGATGCGTTAATACGTGTTAAGCCCATTATTTTACCCGTTCAATGCAATATTTAGTCAAAAAAAATAGGGTAGATCAAATCTACCCTATTTAAGTTTAGAAGTTTATAGTCGTCCAACTACAACTTCGATCACTCCATCTGTGCCGTTGAAGTCTGCCAATGCCTTACCAATTACAGAACCAACTTTTGGATCTGTTTCGGATCTTGCACGACCGTCGGCTGTAGCAACCATCATATCACCTTTGGCTACCAAACCTGTAACCTTAACCGGTACTCGTCCTGTTAATGCTACCGGCACTACATAATCACCAGCTTGTCCCGAGTTCATCAAGTAACTTGGGTTAGTAGATACAACACCTGCTACACGTCGACTTGAATCTTCGCCGCATGCAGTAACTTCGTTATTGCCACCAAATACCACAACTGTACCAGGTTCAATAATGCCGTCTGCTACATACATCTCTGCCAAGTCAGCGTATTGTGCTGAAGTTGCTTTAGCATATATTGTATTAAATGTTGCAGTTGCACTACCAATATTATATGTGGCGTTTGCTGTAGGTAATAAGTTACCAGTTATATCAAATTCACTAGCAGTAGCAGAGCCTTGGAAAGTAGCATTACCAGCTGCGTTTTGTAAACCAATAACTGTTGTAGTTGTTGTTAGTTCACGTACATCAATGATATCAGATACCGCAGGTGCTTCAGTAAATGTTAGTGTAGTTCCTGATACCGAGTAAGCAGTAGTTGGGATCTGAACAACACCGTTAATAGCAACAATAGTTGCAGCAGTGGTTGATGCAGTACCAATTGTAAAGGCTGTCTGCGCTCCGTTACCTACAAAACTATCTGCGTTGATAATTGTAAATGTTGTACCAGCTGTTGTCCAAGCATTTGCAGTATAGTATTCAATAACACCTTGTGTAGTGTTATATCGTAACATACCTGTTACTGGTGTGCTTGGACGTTGACTTGTAGTACCAACTGGAATAATCATTGAGTTGGTAGTTGAAATATTCAACGCAGCATTTGTTACCGCAGTAGCGGTTGCGTTACCAATAACAACAGTATTAGTTGCAGCATCAACAACAAATACGTTTGATGTTGTACCGCTTACACGGAAGTTAATGTTGGCATTAGCCGAGTTAACAGTTAAGTTAGCACCAACGGTAGTAATATTATCACCGCTGATACGGATATTACCTAATGCAGCAGTTCCAGCAGTAGTTAAGTTACCACCTGTAACGTTACCAGTCGCACTAACTAGTCCGCCAGTTAAGATATTGCCACCAGTTACATTACCGGTCACAGTTACTAAACCACCTGTAGTTACGTTACCACCTGTAACGTTACCTGTAGCTGATACTAAGCCACCTGTTGTTACGTTGCCGCCTGCAATGTTACCAGTAGCACTAACAGTTGCAGAATTAACTGCACTTGTAATGTTAGCATTACCGCCGACTAAGTTTCCGCTTGCACTAACAGTAACACCCTGTACTAATGCAGAACTAATTACGTTACCACCGTTTACGTTACCAGTTGCTGATACTAAACCACCTGTAGTTACGTTACCACCAGTTACGTTACCAGTTGCTGATACTAAACCACCTGTAGTTACGTTACCACCAGTTACGTTACCTGTAGCTGATACGACACCGCTAGTGTTTAGGTTGCCGCCGGTTACGTTACCGTTCGCCGAAATAAGTCCAGTTACATATTGTCCTGTGGTTGCAAAAACTACTACGTTACTTGTGCCACCAATTGTAATGTTTGCATTACCGTTTACGGTTGTAGTAACGTTAGTTGTACCATTTGTAAGTGCTGTAGCTGTAGTAGCTGCAACACCAGTTAATTGGCTACCGTTACCAATGAAGTAGCTACTTGGGTTTGCTGTGATATTACCTGCAGCACTGATTGCTCCAGCTGTTGCTATGTTACCGCCTGTGATATTACCTGTTGCACTAACAGCACCGCCAGTAGTTAAGTTTCCACCTGTAACGTTACCGTTTGCAGAAACAACACCTAATACCGAAATACCAGTTGCGCTTGTTGTTAATATAGCATTACTTGTTGATGCGTTACCAATGAATACAATAACTTGTCCGTTTGTTGAACCTAAAATTAAGTTACCTACGTTAGCAGCATTATATGATGGTCCAGTTGCTGAGTTACCAACAACATACAAGTAACCATCGTTTGCACCGTAAATGTTAGCACCATATGCAGTTCCGTTAAATGTGGAACTTGTGATACCCATATCAATAAAAAACGTAGTATCTGTACCGTTATTATTGTATAAGGCTAAATCTGTGGAAGCGTTACTTAAACCGTTATAGTTTTGGAAGGCAAACTGTACAGAACTATTAGCATATCCGCCTAGTACAGCAACTGCTAGACCGTGTGCATTTACGTTGCTAACGTTACCAAATACTGCTGAATATGCGCCTGTTGTTGCAGTTCCAGTTGCGATAATGCTATTACCTGTAATATTGCCGCCTGCGCTTACAACACCGCCAGTTAAGACGTTACCGTGTGTGGCATTACCAGTGCTTGATACAATACCGCCAGTTAAGACGTTACCACCAGTTATGTTACCTGTAGCTGTTACAACACCGGCTGTGTTTACGTTACCACCAGTTATGTTACCTGTAGCTGTTACAACACCGGCTGTGTTTACGTTACCACCAGTTACGTTACCGGTTGCAGTTACTAAACCACCTGTGTTTACGTTAGCACCAGTTATGTTACCTGTTGCAGTAATTAAACCTAACGAAGTAATTGCACCCATTTTAACAGCATCATATACTGTGTTAGCGTCAAACGTTACAACACCAAGTGTAGGTTCTGCAACGTTACTGAAAAACTTCCAAACATTATCGTTGAAATCTCTCACAACACCAGTGTGCTGATAACCGTTTCCAGGATAAGGACCAGTTGTCGAAAAGTGGCTATAAAAACCAATATCGTAATTGTATGGATATGTGTTAGCCGAATACAAGTACAGTAGTGGATCTTCAACTGTAAGAATATTAGCTGTTACACCCTGAATGTTACCGGCATAAATGTTACCAACAACCCATAAGTCTTTGCCAATACTTGCACCGCCATAAACTTGTAATGCACCAGTGGTTGCACCTGTAGCATTAGTAGTATTTGTAATTAAGACTGTTGAACTGCCACCTGCGTTTACGTTACCAGCAACAGAAAGTGCACCGCCTGTTGTTAAATTACCACCTGTGATTGTACCAGTTGCTGATACAGCACCAGCTGTGTTTACGTTTCCGCCGTTTACATTACCAGTTGCAGTTACGACACCACCTGTGACTAAGTTGCCACCAGTTACGTTACCAGTTGCACTAGCAGTACCACCTGTAGCTAAGTTACCGCCTGTGATTGTACCTGTGGCAGATACCACGCCGGCTGTAGTTACGTTACCACCTGTAACGTTTCCGGTTGCGCTAACAAGACCGCCTGTGTTTACGTTACCGCCGGTTACGTTACCACTTGCGCTAACTGTAGCAGAGTTAACCGCTGATGTGATGTTTGCATTACCACCTACTAGGTTACCAGTTGCACTTACTGTAGCAGCTTGTAATAATGTTGCAGCAATTAAGTTACCGCCGTTTACGTTACCAGTTACGCTAACCGAGCTGCCAGTCATTACACCGCCAACTACGCTAGCAGCAGTTACAGTTCCAGAAGTAGAAATAGCTCCAGATGATAATAAGTTACCGCCTGTGATATTACCTGTTGCTGATACAGCACCACCTGTAGTTACGTTACCACCAGTTACGTTACCTGATGCCGAAATTAAACCACCTGTAGTTACGTTACCACCAGTTACGTTACCAGTTGCCGATACAACACCACCTGTGTTTACGTTTGCGCCAACTACATTACCTGTTACGCTTAGTATATTACCAACAGTATTAAATGTTAAACCTGCTGTAGCTGCTAAACTACCGTTATTGTTAAATTGAACTTGAGTATTTGAACCTGCAGCAGTTACGTTGCCACTAATATTACCTATGAATGTACCAACAAAATATCCTGCTGTTGTAATATTACCGGTTGCCGATACTTGGCCGCTAGTTAATATATTGCCGCTAGTTAAGTTGCCAGTAGCTGATATCAGACCGCCAGTTAATACGTTAGCACCAGTTATGTTACCGCCTGCACTTACTGTACCGCTGGTAGCTAAGTTGCCGCTGGTTACTGTACCAGTTGCTGATACAACACCACCTGTAGTTACGTTACCACCTATTACGTTACCTGTAGCCGATACTACACCTGCTGTGTTTACATTACCGTGTGTAGCATTACCAGCAGAACTCATAATACCGCCAGTTAAGACGTTACCGCCAGTTACGTTACCAGTAGCAGAAACTACACCGCCTGTGTTTACGTTACCACCAGTTACGTTACCAGTAGCAGAAACTACACCGCCTGTGTTTAAATTACCGCCTGTGATATTACCTGTAACTACTAAGGCACCAGTAATATTACCAATTGATACGTTGCCAAGAGTTGTAGTTCCTGTTACGCTAGCGTTGGCTGCTATTAAATTGCCAACCTGCATACCTGCAAAACTGCTAACTGTTACTGTAGTGTTAGTTACGTTACTGCTTGTATAAACCGCTTCAAATTGACCTGCTGATTCTTTCCAAACAAACGCTACGTTTGTGCTTGAGCCTCGATCGCCAATAAAACCAATGTCAACAGTTGGAGAACCTGTTGCTGTACTAGCTAGTAAAAGCAGGGGATCTTCGATTGTAACGTTGATTGTGTTAACTTGTGTTGTAGTTCCTGAAACAGTTAAGTTACCTGTAACTGTAAGGTCGGAACCATATGTTAAACTATTAGCTAAAAGCCCTGATGTAATTGAATAAGACTGAACTCTGCTAGCAGCATTAATACCTAAATAGGCATTTCCTGCTACTGCTGCTGAAATCTGGTTGTTATTAATTCGTGTAATTGCCATCGCCAATCTCCATAAAGTTGTCTATCAAGGCTTATGATGTTATTTATGGGGATTGAAAATTTTTAGGTTCGGACAAAGAAATACTAATTGCTGATGGCTAAAACGTTGATTTTGTGCGGTCCTGGACCACAATTTTCCAATGCTTTTCCAATAGTGACACCAGGTTGCCAGTCTTTGGAATTTAATCTACAGGCATAACCTTCAGTGTCGCTTGTGGTTAAAATATCGCCTTTTGATATTGGACCAATAACTAAACATGGCACTTGTCCAGCTAATGCTAATGGAACACTTGTTCCTTCGACCCCGGCATTCATTAGATATGCCGGATCAGTTGATACAATTCCTGCTGCTCGCGAATCAGCATAGCTTACACAAGCAGTAACTTGATAATCACCACCAAATATTAATACTGTACCTGCCGGATAATTACTGTCGCTTAAAAAGTTTTCTGCTAAGTCAGCATAAAGTGCCGTAGTTGCTGTGGCAAATACTGTATTAAAATATCCGCTCGAACTACCAATATTACCAACACCGTTACCATTATTATTAACAATATTTCCTAATGATACTGTACCAGTTCCTACTGATAAATTACCGCCAATACCTAAACTAGAACTAAAATAACTGTTACCAGTTACACCTAGGCCGCCACCAGCAACTACTAATGTCTGTGTACTAACAGCTGATGCATTTGCTGTACCAATTGATCCTACTGTAGCTTGTGCAGAACTAATAGTAAATGCAGTTGGACTTGAGTTGTTATTAATTCTAAAAAACAAGGAACCATTACTTGCGGCATTTAACCAAGTGCTTGTGCCATTCACTAAAATACTATAGTTACCATTACCTGGAGTAATTGCAGTTGAATACAATGCAGCATAACTTCCGCCACCAGTCCAAGGCTGTAGTGCAATACCCTGCGTTCCCGAACCGCCTTGTAATGCACCTGTAGTAACTACATTGCCGGCAGTAATATTACCAGTAGCAGATACATTACCAGCTGAGATATTACCCAAATAAGTTGTTAGATAAGAAGCTACATTGCTGTTACCATAGCTAGATACAATACCAGTTAACTGACTACCATTACCTAAAATATAACTTCCGGACACATTACCAGTTGCTGATAAAGCTCCGGTAATGTTAACTGATTTTCCTGAGCTAGCAATTAGTATAACATTACCAGTACTATCTACTAATACTTCGGCATTGCCACTAGCATTGGTAAGGAAGTTGGTACTAGTCACACCTGCTAAGAAACGTATCTGTATAGTATCAGTTATAATCGGTGTAGTAGTAAAAGTAATAGTACTGCTAGATACTGTATAATCTACATCCGGAGTCTGTGCTACACCATTGATACTAACAAGTATACTAGCCGATGTAGCAGTTTGATTTAGTGTGTATGAAGCATTGGTTCCATCTGGATTGATAGTTTGATTAGTAATGGAAATACCGCCGCTAGTTCCTAAGGTTGACCAACCTATACCGTTATAGAATTCTAAAGAACTATCACTGTTATTGTATCTTATGGTTCCAGCTGTAGCTGTACCAGGACGCTGTGCGGTATTACCTACTGGAACTACAAATCCAGAATTTGTGTTAATAATAGCCAGGCTATTACTTGTTGGAGTAATTGTTATGTTTGCAGGACTAGTAGTTAATGATATTGTATCGTTTGTAAAACTAAAATTACCAATGTTGCTGTTGGCAGCAACATTGTCTACATAAAATTTAGTAGCTGCATCTGAGCTAACCACTGGATCAGCTAAGTTATTAATATTAACATTACCGGCACTGATATTGCCGTTAAGAGCAATAATTACATTACCAACCTGTAGGTTACCGCCTACGTCCAAAGTAGATTGAGGTGTACTGTTTAGTATACCTACACGATTATGTAATACATCAAAATAAGCAAGATTACCCTGTATAGTGAGGTTTGCACCACGCTGAAGGTTATCTGCAAGAATATTACCGGTTATGCGGTTGACGGCCATTGTTTATCCCTTACTGTATATTTATGGCGTTAAAGACTACTATGGATAACAGAAATTGGCTCGCCGTACGGTGGAGCACTTGTAAATGTAATATCGTATCCACCATTAACTGTATAAGCTGAAGTAGAATCTTGATAAATTGAACCAACGAAAACCATAATTTGACTTGCTGTGCTTACCTGCTGGCTCATTGTAAAAACTGTTGTAGAACCATCGCCAGTGAAGCTGTCGATAGTGTAGGCAATAGCACCGCTATTAGCCAAGTTTACATACTGTGTTCCGTTAAAAAATTCTACATACCCTGTATCAATATTAAAACGTATAAGACCAAATTGAGGTGCAAGTGGGCGTGTAGCAGAACCGCCTGCAGGTAATACTACACCAACAGATCCAGACTGCAATCGACGGTTCTTTACAAAATATCCCATTAAACTGATGTATAGCTTGTTACTGAATTAATTGCGTTAGCAATATTAGCATTAGCCTGTACGCTATCGCCGTTGCCTAATAGAATTTTTTCTGCGGCACTATATATTTGATAGGTATCGCCTGCTGTTATTAATAGGTTAGCTAAAATTTGATTGCTAACTCCTGCTGATGCACCGCTGGGTACTACATACACGTTAGCAATTACATTACCAGCAGTATGATTACAAAAACTTAACCATGTAATAGCAGTATTGCCAGAACTTACATAAGCATTACCAACCGATGATCCAACGTTTCCTGTTGAAATTGTCATTACGATTCCTTAAAATATGATTGCAAAGACAATGGCTTTGCTCTTGCTTACTAGTTCGTCGCTAACACTTGTACTTTGTACGTACAAACCTGTACCGCCCGAACCTACTGCATTATTATATAATGCCACTGCATTTGCTACGTTAGCGGGTGCAGAACCAATATTGCCAAGAACTTGGTATCCTTGTATATCAAACTTGTTTAAACTCTTATCAAAAGTTAAGTTTGCGGATCCACCAAAACTACCACTGTCATTAAACTGTACATAGGTGTTTGAACCTCCTGCTGGGGTTGAGGTATTACCAGCAGCAATATTAGCAAAAGAACTGTTATCACTAGAGATTTGCCATGAACCTACTGTTGTATTATATCTTAAACTGGCAAAAGTATTTGAAGTCTTTTGGGCAATTATACCTATGTTTGAATAGATTCCTGTATTGTTAGCAGCAAGAGTAATAAACGGATCGACAATATCTACCGCAGTAGAATTAATATAAGTTATATTACCTTGGACGTCCAGGTTACCAAATACATTTAATGTATTTGTTGTTACATTTACGTTATCTCCGCTGTTTACCGATGTGATATTGTAATCACCATCTATACGTTTATAAGTGGTCATTGATAGATCCTTTGTGTTATTTATTCAAATAAACAGCCATAAAAAATCCTCCCGGAGGAGGATTTTTGTGTTTTAAACTATTAGCTTGTATAGTTTGAAACCTGTGCAATAGTAATATTGCCGTTGCCGTTAGACCAAGTTTGACCTTCAGCACCAGATTTAGCTACAGTTGTTGTACCACCTTCTGCTGTGAATGTTAGGCCACGTGTGTTACCTGCCGTAGTTACAACGTTTGCGCCACCTAAGCTAGCACTTAGTGTAAATGTTGTACTACCGTTAGTAGTAATAACGTAGTAAGTTGTTGCTGTGTTAGCATAACCAGAAATACTACCGCTACCAGTTAGATTACCAGTAACAGTAACAGTATCACCAACGTTAAAGCTAGTGTAAGCATTGCTTGTAAATGTACCTGCGTTGCCTGTAATAGCAACGTTAGCAATAGTACCAGCATACTCAGGAGCAAAGAAGTTAACCGCATAACGTGTATTTGAAGCATCCCAAATATACTTGTTGGTTAGACGACTTGCATAAACGTTTCCGTTACCAGTATTAAGAGTCATGCTCATCTGACCGCTGCTAAGTGTATTACTAGTTACTAATGTACAAATTGCAACATCGCTTCCGGTACCAGTATGGCCGGCGCGGCCTGAATTTGTTGCTGTAAAAATGTCGCCTACTGCTGGATTTGCTGGACCACCAATAGCATTCCAAACTGTATTACCTACGTTAGTAATAATATATGCAAAGCCTTTAGTAAAGCTACCATCGTTAACTGTGTCTTCGGCTGCTACCAAGTACTTGGTTTGACCTTTTTGTCTAATGATGTAAGCATTACCGTTAACGCCGTTAACGTTAGCTTGAATAGCAACCACTGGGTATGCAGCAGACGAAACTGATTCAGCACCACCAACAACACCTAAGAATTGTGATCCGGTCATATCAGCTGGATAGTTTTGTGCTTCTAATGTATTCCACGAAGGAAAACCTTGGTCAATAGCTACTCCAGTACCTTCCTGGTATTGGCCTTCACCTGAACCTGTTGAATATTTTTGAATTTTAAGAGGGCGTCCCATTTGATTTCTCCTTTAAAGAAGTCCCATGCTGGTTCTAGCAGCTACGCGGTGGGTTAATACCGCATAAGACGCCGATTGCGTCATTTGAATATGTATTTAGTAAATTTTCTAATATACTCAGTACGCAGTAAATATCTCCATGGAAACAGAACTTCTTATAGCTCACGGCAACAATCATCGCAGTCAACACAGACCAGATTTAGCATTAGCCTGTTATGCACAGGCATTTGTACAAGATCCCGAATCTGTGTCAGCATTTAATAACTATGGAAATGTTTTACGAGAGATGGGACACCCAGATCGTGCCCAACCTTTCTTAGAACATGCTATAAGACTTGATCCCAGGCACGAAACTGCACGATTTAATTTAGCTGTATGCCTACTACTAATGGGTAACTATCGGCAAGGTTGGGCAGCTTACGAGGATCGATGGAATTTTGAACACCTTAAAGGATTACTGCCTAATTTGCCTCAGCCTCGCTGGACCGGTGGAGATTTATCTGGTAAAACTATTTTAGTCATCGGTGAACAAGGTATTGGCGATACTATACAGTTTTCAAGATTTTGTACTACTTTAAGATTATGCGGTGCAGATCGAGTTATTATGGTTGTTGCTGAAACAATGGTTTCTTTGTTTAGTAACAACTCCAATTTTCAAGTAATTCCAGCAAACACACAATTGCCAGAATTTGATTGTTGGACTCCTATAATGAGTATACCTGGTTACGCAGGAATTACACTCGAAAATCTCAATAGCCCATTGAGTTATATAGATCACGATCGAAATTTAGTATCAAAGTGGAATGAGAGACTTGGTATTAAGAAAAAATTAAGAGTTGGATTTTCCTGGTCTGGTAGACGAGATACTTGGATCAATGAGCATAAATCAGTTCCGTTTAAATTAATAGCAGAAATGATCGAACGTAATCCCAATTACGAATGGATCAATCTGCAAGTCGATGCTAACGATGTCGAATCAAAAAAATTAAGTGAGTTAGGATGTGCTACGTATCCGGGTACGATCTCTACTATGGCAGATTCAGCTGCATTGTACGCTTGCTTAGATGTTGTAATAAGTGTAGATACAGCAGTTAGTCATTTAGCAGCAGCAATGGGTCGGCCAACTTGGGTAATGCTTAATCATTATGCTACTGATTGGCGATGGTTGCTTAACCGAAACGACAGTCCGTGGTATCCCACTGCTAGATTATTTAGACAACCTGATTTAGATGATTGGACTAGTGTTATTAAGCAAGTTGAACGACACTTAGATCTTTTTAAGATTTAATCTATTTGCCAACTCATTGCGTATTGATAATTCCAAGACGGACGAGTAACAGTATTGCTTTGGAATTCGTTGTTTGAATTAGTAGTGCTAGCTTCTTCGGTCACTCTAACATAGAACAAATGATCTGAAAAGGAATCTCTTGCGCCGCCGTCAACTGAGCTACCTTGTATTACGTATAAATTATTTGGGCTAGTGTAACTTAACAAATCTGGGTCCATTGCACGGCCACCTTGATCTGTATCTGTTGTTCCAATAAACTGAACATTGAAGCTATTATAACTGTTTGCATTAACTTGTCTTATGACTTGCCAATTTCCTAATAGAGTAATTCTGCAACGATCTGGACCGTATGTAATTGAAGTTTTGGGATCGGTATAACTTTGTAGTGTATTACCAATTACAGGAATGGTCCAGTTTTCAGCGGTTAGGTATAATACACCACCTGACTGCGGATGCGGAGGGGGGTTGTAGGGTGCTTCATCGTAGAAGTAATCGCCGCCTGGAAAGGTAGGCCAGTTCAGACCTAACCCAAACGTTGCGCCATCGTTGTATCCTTGACGGCTAAAAAACCAGCGTCCTTGATCGATAACTGTGAGTCCGCTACTTGCATTCAGTTCTGCTGAACCAGAATATCCAGGTGGTGTAATAAATGTAGGCATGCTTTATTTACCCAATATTTAAAGGTATTTTTCTTTTACTAAAAAATCGTATATTTTAGACAACAAAAAGCCCACCGAAGTGAGCTTTTGTTTGTTGCTTGTGATATGTACAGAAAAACTGTACCAAAATTCCTATGAAAAGCTGAGATTTTGGACAGCGATTTCCCCCACATAATCTCCGGCATTACCGAAAGATGATGCAGTGTTAGTGAGCTCGATGTATCCGTACCTTGTCATAAAGCTAACAACTGGTTCAAATGTTGTTGGATCTAAAACAACACCGCTTGACATTAGAGGAATGTATGGGCAGTAGAACGCAGCAGCATCAGCTTCTGATGCACCTTTGTAACCAACTAGAACTGGTGTTGTGTCGCTAGCATAGCTATCAACGAAAACACGCATAGCACCGTTCAATGTACCAACAAACTTGGTGTTTGTAGGAGCTTCGAAAGTACCTTCTGTTGTACGTGCAAATGCACTTGTTGTTGCTGACTGTAGAACAGTCAATGCAGCCGAACTAACAACAGCCCAGTTACCTGCGCCACGACGTGTACGTTGGGCGATCAAGTTTGCTGTACGGTTGATTAGAACAGCTAGAGCAGCGTGTTCGTCACCAACGAATGTAGCAGTACCTGATACAGTAGCTTGGTTGTATGTGAACTCAGTAGTTGCCAATGAGCGTAGGCTCAATAGGATTTCCTGGTCAATTTCAGCTGTAATTTCTTGTGCTAGAGCAGCCATAATTTCAGCTTCTACGTCGATGCCGTGCATAGCTTGTGCATCTTGAGCAGCTTCAAATGTCCAACGAGCTTGTAGCTTACGTGTCTTAGCTTCAACAGCTTGCTTCAAGATCTGTACGGAAATCTGACGACCACCGTTACCTTCTAGAGTTGCTGTTGGGCTACCAGCGTAACCTTGAGAGGCTGTCTGTGTTGTAGCAGCGTTGTTTGTACCTTCTGGACCAGCTGAGTATGCTACAGCGATCTTGAATGGTGACAATGCTTCTTCACCAGCTACTGTGCTTGTAGCAGCAGCAGTTTGGTCTGTCATTGTGCTTGCATAGCGAACACGTAGTGTATGGATCTGACCAACAGGACCTGTCATTGGCTGAACACCTACCAACTCGTTAGCAATAACTGTTGGCATTACACGTCGAATTACTGGCAGAATTACACGATTCAATGTAGCGATGTTACCCGATACAGTTGCGCCATTACTTCCGTTTTCTTTCAAATACTTACGAGTGTTTTCTAAGATAACGCTCATTGTGTTGCGACGGGTGCCTTTCAGACCTTCCATAAGGGCTTCTTTGGTTTCGTCCCAACGGCCTTCTAATAGTGCTTGTGACATTTAAGTCTCCTTTATTTAAAGACCTGCCAGGCGCTTGATATCGATCACGTTGGAACGGTCTTCTTCTGCGGCCTTGACGGTTTTATCACCAGTTACTTCACGAACGCTTTCGCTTAGGTTCTTGCGAGCCTTGGGTTGTGCATCGTTTAGTACTGCTGGTAGATACTTTTCAAAAGCGTTTTTCAAACGACTTGTTTGAACGCTTTCTAATAGATTTTGCATAACTTCACGCTTTTCCTCATTTAAAGGACTTAGCAATTCTTCCATTGTGCTTTGACGCAAATTGGATTCTTTGATTATGCGAATCTCTTTTTCCTTGTTTTCGACGATCTTGTTTTTAGATTCGACGATTTTCTTTGCTTCAGCTAACTGCTTTTCTTTTGCAGCAACAGCAGCACTTAGTTTACGTATTTCTTCATTCTCATTGAGATATGTCGAACCAAACTCTGCAGCGTATGCTTCAAAAATCTTGCGACCAAAGTTATTCTCGCGAGCAACTTTAATGTCTTCGTGTAGCTGATTCATTTCAGCCTTAAGATGTGCGGAAACAGCACGGCTCAATTTATCGGCAGATTCTTTTACAAACTTGCCTTTTAGAGCTTCAAGTTTACCACGGGCTTCACGAACTAGGCGAACCTTAGTTTCAACAAGCTCACGCTTGTCTTGTGCAAATTCCATGATTTCTTGTGCAAGTGCTTCTACAACAAATTGCTCTAGTTTTTCTAGACCTTCGTTGTGCATCTTGCGGTCTTTACGCAGTTCGCCAATTTCTTCAGCCAACTTAGTCACCATAAAGTCGTTAAACTTTACTGATGATTCAGTCATCTTACGACGGAACTGAACGCGGTCTTCGGCTAATTGACGCTTCTCAGCAGCAATGCTTTCAACTTCTGCGGTTAGACCTTCTGTTACCATACGATCTAGGGCTTCAACCATAACTGTCTTGTCGTGCTCATAGCGTTGTGCAAACTCTTCGCGGAGTTCTGCACGTAACTGTTCGCGAGCTTCTGTTAGTTTTGATTCCCAAGCTTCGTTGAGTTCTTGACCAACATCTTCGTTAATTAGTCCGCTATCTAGCAGTGGTTTAATAGCATCAAACATCTATTTCTCCTAGATTTTGAGATCTTTGATAAGGCGTTTTACTTCCTCTTTCAAATATCTCTGTACTTTATTGTCCTGCCCAGCTTCTTTGGCCATTTCGAAAACTCGATGTCCATGTCTCATGTTCATCAAGCCTTCATAAATTGCTTTGGGATATGCGTTTGGCGCACTGGGTTGGGCAACTACATCAAC